ATACAAGCAAGAAACAGGTAGAGGCATAAATGACTTTATGCAACTAAATAGAGATGTTGATTCTATGGAACCTGAAACTCTTTTAAGAGAGTATTTAAGTTCTACGCAAGAAGGTCTTGACGCAGATGATATAGATGTTTTAATGGATGACTATAGATATGATGAAGACATTGATGATGAATCAGCAATTAGAAAAATAAAATTAGAAACGAAAAAGGCAGTTGCTGAAGCTAAGAAGTTTTTTAATGCTCAGAAAGAAAAATACAGAATACCTCTTGAGTCAAGAGTAGAATCTATTTCTGAAGAGCAGAAAGAAATTTACGAAAAGTATAAGCAATATACCGAGCAGGCTAATAGCTATGAAGAAGAGAGCGAAAGAAAAAGACAATGGTTTGACCAAAAGTCTGACGAAGTTTTCTCAGATAAATTCAAAGGTTTTGAATTTGCTCTGAAAGACAAAAAAGTCTCTTTTAATCCTGGGGATCGAAATGAGTTGAGAAAATTACAATCTACTCCTGCAAACTTTATAAATAGGTTTTTAGATGAGCAAGGTTTAATGAAAGACGCAGAAGGATACCACAGAGCATTAGCTGTAGCAATGAATCCTGATAAATTTGCTGATTTCTTTTATGAGCAAGGTAAAGCAGATGCTGTTGACGGCACAATGAGGAGTATTAAAAACATCCAAATGTCTGAAAATAGAGCACCTGAGGTTGGGAGAGTTACAGAAGGTATTCAGGTAAAAGCGGTAAACCCTGATTCGGGTAGAAGCCTTAAAATCCGTAGTATTAAAAAAATGTAAAACTTAAAAATTAAAAAAAAATGGCAGGTACATTATTATCTAATCCTACTTTTGCTTTACAGCCAGCGGCTGAGCAAGTAGCGTTACAGACAAACTACATTACCAACTTCAACTTCTTAAATCAGTATCTTCCTGATACTTACGAAAAAGAATTTGAGCGTTATGGTAATAGAACCATCGCATCATTCTTGAGAATGGTAGGTGCTGAGATGCCTTCTAACTCTGACCAAATCAAATGGGCAGAACAAGGTCGTCTTCACATTAAGTACACTAACTGTACTTCAAATGCAGCAGCAGCTTCACCGACTGCTACTTTTGCTGTTGCTGATGCAGGTGTTACTTACATCGCAATTAGAGTTGGTCAAACTGTAATGATTCAAAACAACGCTTCAGGTGTTTTCAACAAAGGAATTGTAACTGCTGTCCCTTCTGCAACTACTTTTACGGTAGCTTACTACGAAGCAGCAGGTCAAGCATTTGCTGTATCTACTCAATGTACTGTATTTATTTACGGTTCTGAGTTCAAAAAAGGAACTAATGGAATGGTTGGTTCTTTAGAATCAGAAGATACAATCTTCTCTAACAAGCCTATTATCATTAAAGATAAATATGCTGTTAATGGTTCTGACATGGCTCAAATCGGTTGGGTTGAAGTTACCACTGAGAATGGTGCTACAGGTTACTTATGGTACTTAAAATCAGAGCACGAAACTCGTTTGCGTTTTGAAGACTATTTAGAGACTGCAATGATTGAGGCTGTTCCTGCTGAGAACAACTCAGGAGCTTCTGCTGTATTAGGTGGAAATGGTCAAGGTGGGTCTGAAGGTATCTTCTACGTTGTAAACAATAGAGGTAACGTTTGGGGAGGTGGTACACCAACTACTTTAACTGATTGGGATTCTATCGTTTCTCGTTTAGATAAACAAGGTGCTATTGAAGAAAATGCTTTATTTGTTAACCGTGGATTGTCTTTCGACATCGACAATATGTTAGCTACATTGAATGGATACACTTCAGGTGGTGTTGCTCAGTCTGCATCATTTGGTTTATTTGACAATGATATTGATATGGCATTAAACTTAGGTTTCACAGGATTCCGTAGAGGTTACGATTTCTACAAATCTGATTGGAAATATTTGAACGATCCAACTATGCGTGGTGGTTTAAATACTACTGCTGCTACGGCTACAGGTACAATTACAGGTTTGATGGTTCCTGCTGGTTCTACTTCAGTGTATGACCAAATCTTAGGTAAAAACGCTAAACGTCCATTCTTACACGTAAGATATAGAGCTTCTGAAGCTGAGGACAGACGTTACAAAACTTGGATTACAGGTTCTGCCGGAGGCGCTCAAACATCTGACTTAGATGCAATGGAAGTTAACTTCTTATCTGAAAGATGTGTATGTACTTTAGGTGCAAATAACTTCGTATTATTCCGTTTCGGTTAATAGAAGCATAAAAAATAGGGAGTGTCTTTAATGGCGCTCTCTATATTTTTTAAAGTAAATCAAATCGAATTTAATATTTATAAAAATGGCAAAATTAAAATTAGTAGACAAGGTCTATAAATTGAAATCAGGAAGTCCACTTTCCTATAGTTTAGCATCAAGAAACCACCCACGTTTTCCTTTAATGTGGTTTGATGAAGACAAGCAACAAAACAGAGCATTAAGATATGCTGTAAACCAAAAAAGTCCTTTTGAGGACGAACAAGACGGAAACGCTATAGTAGAACCAATTATCTTTGAAGATGGATTCTTGAGTGTTTCAAAAACAAATCCTGTGCTACAAGAGTTTCTTCACTACCACCCTTTAAATGGGAATGTGTTTATTGAAGTGGACGAACAAAAAGAAGCAGAAGAAGAAGTTGCAGATATGAATCTTGAAATAGATGCGTTAATTGCAGCAAGAGAACTTTCTATTGAACAAATTGAAACACTTACACGCGTAATGTTTGGTAAAGACCCTTCTATTTATCCGTCAGATATTCTGAAGAGAGATATTTTGGTTTATGCTAAATCAGAACCGAGAGATTTTCTAAATATATTGAACGACCCTGAGTTACAATTCCAAGCTAAAGTTCGTTTATTCTTCGAGAGTAAACTATTAGCATTAAGAAATAACGACAGAGAAGTTTGGTTTAACACTTCAACTAACAAGAAGAAAATGTTATCAATACCATTCGGGGAAGACCCTTATGAAATGGCAGGACATTATCTTCAAAGTGATGAAGGATTAGACGCATTAAAAATGTTAGAGGCTATTCTTAGCGAATAACTTGGATTGGGCTGTCCCTGATCGGAAATTAGCACAGATTTATTTCTGTGCTTTTTTTTATGTATATTTGTAAAAAAGATTTAAGATGATAAACGAAGTTAGAAATACAGTATTATCCGTTCTAAATAAGAATAATTATGGATATATATCTCCATCTGATTTTAATTTGTATGCTTTAAATGCACAAATGGAGATATTTGAAGATTACTTCAGTGGTTATAATAAAGCTATAAATGCTGAAAATGCCCGTGCCGCAGGAAGTGATTATGCTGAAGTTGAAGGTCCTATTGCTGAAACAATAGAGGGGTTTTTAGTTACAAACTTTTTGTCTAATCCTGCGACCACTCCTTCACTTCCAGGCAGTAATTCTTTTTCTGTTCCTTCTGTTACAACTACAGGAAACACAGCGTATTACATTTTAAAAATGCTTTGTCATACAAATATTATTTGCGCAGGAACTAATGATGTGGTTGGGCTAAATGTTCTTAAATCTTCTTCAGGTCAATTTACTGATTTTGAAATTACACCGGGTGACATAGTGGTGAATGTAAATACAAGAAAGACAGCAAGAGTTGTCTTTGTATCTTCAGATACAACAATAGTATTGGATTCTAATATCTTCTTAACGGCTCCTGTAAATTATCTTATAATTTCTCAAGCAGCAAAAGAAGCAGAAAAAGTAAGCGTTGGTAAAATAACTATGCTAAATAGCTCTTTATTAACTCAGCCAAACAATATGTTTCCTTCATATACATTAGAAGGAGATTATATAAATATTTATCCTAAAACAATAAATCAATTTGGACAAGTTGAAGCAGTTTACTTTAGACACCCTTTACCGCCAAAATGGACATATATTACGTTAGCAAATGGAGAACCTGTTTTTGACCAATCACAATCTGATTATCAAGATTTTGAACTTCCATACGAAGATACATATAGGTTAGTAATGAAGATATTACAATATTGTGGTATATCAATTAGAGAGGCTGAAGTTACTCAATTTAGTATGGTTCAAGAACAACAAAACAATTTACAATAATTTTTTAAGATATGGCTTATTTATCTCAATACGAATATTATGACAATAATGGTAATCAACCTGAAGATGCAAATTGGGGTTCTTATCAATATATAAGTCTTGAAGATATAGTTAATAACTATATGCTGATGTATTATGGAAACCACTCTTTAATAAACAATGAAGAGCGTTACAAAATTTTGTTTCACGCAAAACGTGGTATTCAAGAGCTTAATTATGATGCTTTTAAAGAAGTAAAAGTTTTAGAACTAACTGTATCTGATGCACTTAGATTTGTTCTGCCTTCTGACTTTGTTAATTGGGTAAGAATATCTTTGTATAAAGATGGTTGGTTAAGACCATTAACGGAAAACATTCAGGTAATGTCATCAAAAGCGTATCTTCAAGACCAAAGTGGTAACATTTTATTTGACCAAAACGGAAATATTCTTGAGCCTCAGTACTCTAATATTGATTACGATAGACTTACAAGAAGTAAAAAAAGTATATACCTAAATCAAGGCAATCAATTTAATGGTCAGTATGGTTGGAATTATGATGGTATGTGGTATTTTGAAGTAGGTATTGGAGATAGATTTGGGTTAAATACCGAAACAGCAAATTTCAATCCTACTTTCAATATTGATAAAAAGGCAGGAGTTATTAATTTTGATTCAAGTATGGCAGGACACTCTTGTATTCTTGAGTATGTTTCTGACGGAATGGAAAGTGGAGACGACTCTTTAATTAGTGTAAATAAGTTGTTTGAAAAATATGTTTACGCTTACATTACTTACGAAATACTTAATTCAAAACTTGGAGTGCAAGAATATATTGTTGCTCGTGCAAGAAAAGAAAAGACGGCATTGTTTAGAAATGCAAAAATAAGAATTAGCAATATCCACCCGGGAAGACTTCTTATGAATTTAAGAGGAATGGACAAGATAATTAAATAGTATGGCAAACGTAACAAGAAATTTTATATCAGGGAGAATGAACAAAGTCGTTGATGAACGATTAGTTCCTGATGGAGAGTATATTGACGCTATGAATATCAGAATGGGGTCAACCGAAAATTCTGAGGTTGGTGTTATATCTAATACAAAAGGGAATTCTCCATTAACTGAATTATCGTATATAGATGGAACTCCTCTTAGCGTAAATGCAAGATGTATTGGTGCTATAGAAGATAGTGCAAGAGAAACCATTTATTGGTTTGTTCACGATCCAACTTTTACAGTTGGAGCTACAGGCAAACTTGATTTAATAGTTTCATACAACGTTTATTTCGATGTTCTTACTTATCATATCGTAAGTATAGACGATGGGGGTGGTATAAATACTACGTTAAACTTTAATGCTGCATATTTAATCACAGGTGTAAACATAATTGAAGATTTATTATTTTTTACAGACGATTATAATCCTCCAAGAGTAATTAACATTAAAAAAAATTATGCTAATCCATCTCCGAGCAACATTGACTACTATACACCATCTTTATCAGCGTCTTTTCCTGAGATATTAAAAGAATCTATTCTTGTAATTAAAAAACCACCGACAGAATCTCCTATTGTGACCCCAATTATAACAAGTGGTCAAGAGAATTTCTTAGAAACAAGGTTTATATGTTTTGCCTATAGATATAAATATGCAGATGGAGAATATTCAGCTACATCTCAATGGTCTGAACCTGCATTTATACCAGGGACTTTTGAGTTTAGTACCAATAGTATGCTTAATGAAGGTATGAAAAATAGCTGTAATACAGCTATTATAAAATACAATTCAGGAGGACCTCTTGTAGTTGGTATTGATTTATTGTTTAAAGAGTCAAATAAGAATATTATTAAGATTATTGAAAAACTTAATAAGGCAGAGGATTTAGGGGGTGTAAATAATCAAGTTTTACAATATTCATTCAATAATAGTAAAATATTTACAGTATTAAATGAAGCTGAAATTTTAAGACTTTATGATAATGTTCCACGTTTTGCCAAAGCTCAAACTATTATGGGTAATAGGTTGATGTATGGAAACTATGTTGAGGGTTATGATTTAGTTGACAAGAATAAAGTTCCTGTAAAATTTGAATACATCACTACTTTAATAACAGAACAAATAGGAAATGAAGATATTCCTGATTCTGCAACTAGCGGACTTTATAATATAGACCCTTCGGCTGTAGGAGAATCTATACCTAATTCTATTGTTTATATTGATTTAACAGGATTAGAATTAATTGCAGGTTCTTCAATTACCCTTCAAATTTCATTTGAACATTCAACATTTACAGGAGATCCACTTTTTCCTACCGAAACAACTGATGTATTTGACTTAGATTTTACATTCTTTTTAAGCACAAATTATTCATCTGTATATGCTTTAGCATCAAGTCCTGAATTTGTTGAAGCAATAGGTACTGTAGCAAATATAGAGCCTGTGTCAACAGCTTGTACAGGAACCACATTTACAGACCAATTTAACTGTGTAGTTCCTATTAATTTAGGTGTATTTACAAAGATAGCAAGTGGAATTAACAATATATCAGAGCCTTTTAAAATAATAACTACACCAGCTAGTAGTTCTATAGGTTTCCAAGTACCTGCAATGAAGTATGTAGATGATATTGTTACGCCTACTCAAACTGTGTATGAATACTATTCTAGTGTATTTGCAGATGCTACTTATCAAAAAATAGCAACACCATCAAGTCTTCATAGTAATAGAGGTTATGAAGTTGGTATTGTCTATATGGATGAGTTTAATAGAGCTACAACGGCTTTAGTGAGTCAAAATAATACTGTGTTTGTACCTTGTGGTTATTCTGCAAATAAGAATAGTATCAGAGTTACAATACCCCCTACTCAAATTGCTCCTTCTTGGGCTAAAAGATATAAGTTTGTAATAACACCTGACCAAGAGAATTACGAAACAATTTACTCTAATATATTTTTTACAGATCCTCAAACTAACTTTGCTTGGTTTTTATTAGAAGGGGAGAATATGAAAAAAGTAGAAAACGGAGATAAGTTATTAGTTAAAGCAGATACAAACGGACCTTCTCAAACTTGTGCTATAGCTACAGTTCTTGAAAAAACAGCTCAAGCTTCTAATTTTATAACGCCAAAAGAAAATGTAGTAGTTCTTGCTGGAATTTATATGAAAATAAATCCAAGCACTTTTAATCTTGTAATAGATCCTCTTTCCACTATAGCTCCTGGAGAACTTTCTGCTAAAACATCAGTAAGTTATGATAATGTTTATTATGTTACGTTACAATATCCTATGAATATTCAAAAAACATTAGGATATGACCCTTTGCACCCTACTTGGGAGTATGAAGATTATAGTGTTCCTGCTGGAAGTAAGATAACAATATATTTAAAAGGAGAGAGGGCAGGTGTAGCTGGTAAATGTGAGAGATTATATGCTGAATATTCAAGTACTTTTACATCATCAAGAAATTATGATAATATGTATGAGTGGTGGATTGGAGATAATATTAGTACAACATTAACTCGTGCAACTACAGATGGTGCAAGTATTAATTTTATACCTGGGTTTGGTGACCCTACCTATTCTTTTAATATTTGTCATCTTCAATTCAATAGAGATACTGCAACTAATAGACTTTGGTTGAATATGACGTCAGGGCAAAGTTGTAGAGGAGGCACTAGAGATAGAAGGAGGTTTTTTGTATATGCTAATATTCAAGTATTTAGAGCTTTAGATACTATAATATTTGAAACACAACCATCTGATGCTTTACCTGACGTATTCTTTGAGAATAATTTATCATTTGCTATTGATGCCTACGGATACCATTTAGGAAATGTTCAAGACCAAACTAATCTAGTCCCTGGTATTATTGACACAGGATTTTACAACTGTTACTCTTTTGGTAACGGTGCTGAAAGTTATAAAATAAATGACTCTATAGTTGGAAGAAGTTTCAATTTAGGAGAGCGCGTTACTACAGTGGCAGAACAGGATTACAAAGAAGCAGACAGATTTTCTGATATTACCTATAGTGGTAACTATAATCAGGAAACCAACGTAAATAGACTTAATGAGTTCAATAAAGGATTATCTAATTACAAAAACTGCGAGGCTTCTTTTGGAGAGATATTTATATTAGACGGAAGAGAGACAGATGTACTTACTTTACAGGAAGATAAAATATCTTATGTTTTAGCAGGTAAAAATTTATTATCTGATGCAAGTGCCGGAAATATAATTACAGCGACTCCTGAGGTTTTAGGAACGCAAATAGCTCGTACTGAAAAGTACGGTATTAGTTTTAATCCTGAGAGTTATGTTCAATGGGGATATGATAGATATTTTACAGATGTAAAACGTGGCGCTGTGATTCAATTAAAAGGAAACTCAAGTTCAAATGACCAATTGGTAGTAATATCTGAACAAAGTATGAGAACTTGGTTTAGAGATACCTTTAATAATTCTTTCAATACTCAAAAACTTGGAGGGTTTGACCCTTATATGAATGAGTATGTTTTAAGTGTGAACGAAGAGTTGCTTCCTTCAAATCCTCAGTGTTTAAGTTGTGGTGTAAGTCAGACATTTACATTGTCAGTAGATGAGGAATCTAAACAGTTTACATATTGTGTTAATTTAGGACCTCTTGTTGGTTCATCTAAAGTTAGTTGGATGTTTACAAATATTGAGGTAGGTGCTGTTTTAAATATTGAAGTGAATTATAATGGAACAATAGTTTCTTCGGGAAATACAAATGTTGATGGAAACATTTTCTTTGATAAAGACAATGTCTTGGTTGAAACGGCACAGATAACACTTACTTATACAGGAGATATGGTTGTTTCTATTTTAGCTGATTGTTGTCAGGCAAAAATTTTAAACATTGTAGAGGTTGTGCTTACTAATAATTCCGAAGCAGGTAAAACTATTCATACGCAATACAGATATATTGATGGAGCTTTTGTTGGTCCATTGTTATCTAATTTAGTTGTTTTTGGAAGTGGCACAAATACTCCGCTTGTATCAAGATATAATATAACTTCAGGTTTTGTAGGTTCAGGAGGATTCCCTACTGATTCAAGCACTATGAGGCTATCTACCAATAAGATAGTACCTGATACTTTTGATTTTAATTTAGCTCAAGATAAGTTTAAATACTTTAGAAGCCCTGTATTATTTGATAATAACGACATCGACATTCAGTCTTTATTAGCAGCTTCAACTACAGCTACTCCAAACTTAGGAAGTACGCCTTTGTTTTATGCGGACTTTATAGTTCCTCCAAGCGCAAACGGAGAGTTCTTATATTTAATTTGGGACTTGAGAGATGCTATACCGGCTGAACTTTGTTTTGGAACTACAAGAATTGATTCTTGTTGTAACTGTGTTCCGGGCAACTATTACTTAAATGCTTCTTTTGCAAATTCAACTTCAATATTTACAGATATAAATATGACTACATTTGCGTCAAATGGATTCTATTCTGCTGATGGTATAGTAAGAGAGCTTGTAAATGGAATATTATTACCTCAACAACCTTGTGCTCCTTGTGGTGTTGAAGTTGACTTATGTTTTGGAACAAGTGCACTTGATGTTTGTTGTAGTTGTGATTTAACGTGTACAACGCCATACAATTACTATCAAGTAACAAACAACGAAGCTTTTAATACGACAGTTTTCTTTTATGACCAAAATGGAGTATTGACAAGTTTACCACTATTAGCTTCAGCAACAAATGTTGTATATTGCTCTGTTGGAGCTCCTTATTCTACGACAAGCATAACCATAACTAATATCGAATGCGATTGTATAACTTAATTTAATTAAACAATATGGCAATAAATGCACCCTTTTTTTTAGATTCCGCTGATTTAGCTACAGCTACAGCTGTATATTTAGACTTATCATTATCAAATATAGCTCCCGATGGATTTTATGGAGATGGAACAATAACAAGAGAGCAGTCATCAGGAATACTTTTAACTTCTGAGCCTTGTGTATCTCCTTGTCCTACACCTTGCGGAACATCTATTAGTGGTAGTGGAAGCACCGGTGTTTACCAAGTTAATTTAGATGTTGGTAGCTTAGGAACAGGTGCTATTATCATTATGTTTAACCCACAAAGTGTACCTGATGGAATTAGAGCTACTTATAATGGAGTTGTGTATAACAAAATATCTTCTCCTGTTAATGGACCATTCCAATGTCCTAACCCCGGGCACTTTGCAATTATAGGAACTGCAAGTTTTACAAGTGTTTGTACATCTTGGTATCCGGCAGGTACAACACAAACAAATCCCGTGTACTTATATAATCCTGCAACAAGTAGTTTTGCTCTTACAGGAGGCACGCAAACAGATGTAATAGTAGGAACTTCATCAGCCCCTACTTTACTACCTGATTACTTTATAACATCGTCAAATATGAGTCAATGTATAATGGTAATACCAAAACCTACAGCAACACCAAGTGCACTATTAATCGAGATGATTGGTCCTTGTACAAGTACCGGTTGGAGTTTTTCAGCAGCTTGTCCGGCAGCATTGCCAACTTTCCCTGCTTCTAATTTGTTTGCATCGGCATCTATTCCTTGCGCTACAGCTCTTCCTAATACTTTTTATTTTGCAAAAGTTCATACAGCAGCAGATACTTTTGTTGGATTATACGATTATGTATTTACAGATGTAAACGGACAATTTCCATTGGCAAATGGCTATTATCGTACTACAAATGTAGCATCGCCAAATGGCGTAATAGAAGTGAATAACGGAGTAGTAGTAGCAATAACAAATTGTATTTAATATGTCAAATTATACTTTATCATATAGCGAAGGGGTTGCCGGTTGGGTATCTTTCTATTCTTATTATCCTGATTGGATGATTGGAATGAATAACTATTTTTACACATTTAAGGGTGGAAACATATACAGACATAATGTAAACCAAGCGAGAAATACATTCTATCAACCTTGGTGGGACATTGTAGATATTATTAATCCTGACCCATCTCCACTTGCTTTTACTCCAACGAGTATTAAGAGTGTTTTTAATAATGCTGCTCTTGAAAACAAGTTATTTAAAACCATAAATATAGAGGGAGACGCACCTTGGGGAGCTACATTAATAACTGATTTACAGGCTTCAGGATTTATTAATCAATCTTGGCTTGAGAAGAAAGAAGCCTCTTATTATGCGTTTGTTAGAAATAATACTATTGGAGAGTTTGCACTAAGAAGTTTGAATGGTGTAGGAAATAGCTTAACCGTAATAGGTTCAGGTACTACTTCTGCCACAATAAACTTTAGCGTATCTCCACTAATATCAATTGGTAATATCATTAGTATTGGAGATTATGTTTATTTCGGACATCCCAATCCAAGTTTTGCAGGTCAAGTTACAGCTATAAATGTAGACTTACCAAATGGAATAAACCAAATAGTTATAAACAACGCAATGGTTTCTCCTGTCTCAATTCCAATTCCGGGGAATGTTAACTTTTTCTTCTACATTAAGAACTCAGTTGCTGAGTCTCACGGGGTTTTAGGACATTATTGCGTATTCACTCTGACAAATTCTTTAAACTCAAAAATTGAATTATTTGCAGTTGAATCTGAAGTAATGAAAAGTTTCCCTTAATTTTATTATCTTTGTCTCTGTATGGAATTAACTATTAGACAACTTAACGAAAACGACTACCAAGATATACTTGTTGGTTGGTGGAAAGATTGGGGTTGGATAGCACCTAAGAAAGACTTTCTTCCTGATGATGGAAAGGGAGGATATATTGTATATGACGGAGATATTCCTGTTTGTGCAGGATTTATTTATATAACCAATTCAAGAGTAGCTTGGGTTGATTGGATAATTTCAAATAAAGAATATAGAGAGAAAAGAAGAGAAGCTATAACAATGCTTATAGACACTTTAACTAATCTTAGTAAAATGTCGGGAAGCAAATACGCTTACGCTCTAATAAAAAACGATAGTTTAATTAAAACGTATGAAAGCCTTGGTTATATTAAAGGAGATTCATACACAAGTGAAATGATAAAAATACTATAATATGGGAGTAGCAACAGCGGTAGCAATAGGTGGTTTAGCTATAACAGCAGCATCAACTACAAATTCATTTATTCAGGCAGGTAAACAAAAAAAGGCTCAACGAGCAGCGGAAGCTAAAGCAGCACAAGCAATGGCTGAAGCAAGAAAAAAACTTGAGGTTAATTTTGCTAAAAATCGTTCTATTCAAAAAGAACCATACGAACTTGCTAGAGAAGCTATTTTATCATCAGGAGCACAAGCTCTTCAGCAAGGTGTTGAGAGCGATAGAGGTGCGGAGGTTACAGCTGGTAAAGTTCAAATGGCTATGAATCAAGGACAAGCAGACATTAGAAGTGCTATGGGTCAAGAGATGACTGATATTGAGAAAGATATTATAAATGAAGATAGCAGACTTAGAGACTTAAACGTGCAGTTAGATTTAGGAGAAGTTGAAGGAGCTCAATTAGCAGCAAGAGATGCCGAGGAAGCTGCAGCAGCATCTACAGAACAAGCATACCAAGGAGTAACATCTACTCTTCAACAAGGTTTGGATATGGTTCCTTTGTTTTTTGGAGAAGATGCTGCAGAGTCAATAGGTCCACTTACTGCACAAGGAGTGGTAAGTTCTGCTCCTCAAAAACCTACGGCTAATCTTCCTATGATACCATTGTATCAGAATAGAACCACTGCAATGTATGATCCATTCAGTATTTATAAACAAAGACAAATGTTGTTTTCAAACCCACAATACCAATCTAACTATAATGCATTTAATCCTTTTCAATAATGGCAGCTACTTACTATAAATATGCAGAACGCGATGCCGACTCACAGGTAAATTGGGCTGAAGTTGGCAAAGGCCTTAGTGATATGTTGGCTGAAACCAACCGTGTCAGACAAGAGAAAAGAGATGCCTTAGATACCGCTCAGCGTGAGACAATGAATTATCTTGCTGAAACCCCAAATGGAGAAGATGTAAGTGCAAGAATGGCTGCTTTAGAATATGCCGACCAAGCTTCAAATAGAATGAGAATTGCTAAGCAACTTATGGAACAAGGTCAAATGTCTGTTAAGGATTACACTATATTCAGACAAAATTTAACTGACAGTACTAATCTATTATTTAATGCAAATAAAGCATATCAAGAAGAATATGCTCGTAAAATGCAAAGAAGTAGAGATGGTATAAGTTCAGCATTAGAAACTGACAGGATG